CGCGGCCAATGACGACATCCGCACAAAGCGGCTCGTCATGCTCGCGGCGGCGGGCTGCATGAAAACGGTGGCGCTGCAAATTTGCATCGCGCACCACATCGCGCGTGTAGGTGGCGACTGCAAATTCTTCGCGCAGAATGACGACAAGGGCGACACATGGAGCCAAGATCGCGGACAGCCTTTTATCCTCCCGATTCCAGAGTGCAGACGGCTGCTCAAAATGAGCATTACGGAACGCGGGCGAGTCACGAAATCGAAGTGGTATTTTCGGAATTGCACGTTTCACATTTCCGGCCCGTCAAAAGCGCAACGGCAAACCGACCAGTTGCAAACCGTTTGGATTGACGAGGCGCATTTGCCCGACTCATTCGAGGACGGCGCGCTGAAAGAAATCGAAGATCGAATCCAAAGCGCGGGCTGGCTTGGCAAGGCGGTCTATGGCACCACGGCACCGGACGACGGGCGCGAGATTGCGCAGTTTTTTCTCGCCGGGCCGCAGAACGAATACCACTGGAAATGCCCCAAGTGCGCAAAGCTAATTTGGCCGCTTTGGAGGGAAGTGACGCCGACACAAAAGCACGCGGTCGAGGTTTACGGGAAGGACGTTTTCCTTTGGGATGAGACACCGGACAAGAAGCCGATTGTCGAATCCATCCGCGCGCGCTGCCCGCATTGCGACGCGATATTTCACGACACGACACAGGATCGGGAATCACTGTGCGGCGATGACTACGTGCCGATGAACCCGAACCCGCAGCCGGGCACGGACTCCTATCGGTGGAACGTGTTTTCGGTGCCGGAGCTTGAATGGAAATCCACGCTTCAAAAATACGTTGAGGCCATCGAGTATGCCTTGCTCGGCAACTTGGACGTGATGGAGAATTTCGTGAAGAAGCAGATTTGCGGAATCTGGACGCCGACGATGCCCACGCTCGGCGACGCGAAAGGCAATCGTGACTACCGGCTCGGCGACCCGTGGCAACCGGGGGGTGAGACATTGCGTGTCCTATCCTGCGACCCGCAGGCGGGCAAGGCAGGCGAGCCAGCGCACCGGCACGCGCTCGTCACTGAGTGGGATCGGCAAGGCAACTCGCGGCGCGTGTGCTACCGGCGAATAGATACGGCGGCGCAGCTTCACGAAATGGCCGCTGAGTTTGGCGTGAGCGAAGGCAAGCCGGGCAAAAATTCGCACGTCATAATTGACAGCGGGCACGAACCCCGTCGCACGTTTCGGGAGTGCGGGCAATTCGGATGGTATGCGTTCAAGGGAAGCGACCTCCAGCAGTTCCACGCCGTCAAGCAGGGCATCGGTGCGGACGCGATGAGCGTCACTCATCCAATGCCGTATTCGCAGCCGGAGCCGCAATCCGGCGTTGTCGGCGAGGCGCTGCCAAAGAGCGCACGCAAGGTCAAGGCGGGTCGTTTGCCGGACGGGTGGGCATATTGCATCACGTCGCACAACCCAGAACTTTACGGATACCTTTATGCGCTCATCACGGGCGCATCGGGCCGCTATTTCGGCATCGCGCAGGACATGCCGGAGTGCTACGTGAAAAACATGCCGGGCTTCATGCCACTGATCGAGCCGGACAAGAAAACCGCGACGGTGAAGAAAATCGTGTGGAAGAAAATCCGCGAGGATCACTATTGGGATTTAGAGGTGATGGCGCTCGTCATTGCGATTCGTAGCGGCTTCTTCCCGCTTGGCAAACAATCCGAGATTGACACGCCGCCGACGCCCGTGTAAATACACGGCAAACCATGCCATCTCCGCAACGCCTTTACCGCCATTATTCCACGCCCGATTTGGCGGCTGCGTTTGCGAAAGCCAAGGCGGAATTGGAGGAGTGCTGGCAGTCCGTTGGAGGTGGCGCAAAGAGCGGCACAAAGGCGATCACGGATGCCAAGCTGAGGTTGCATGAGATAAACGCGGAAATGGATTTTCGGGCGGGGATTATGACGACGAAAAAAGTGAACATGGATTTGACCGGATACAAATGAGCAAGCGCAACCGATACCAGAAACGCGACACGGCAACACTTGAACGGTCAAAGCGCAGCGGCCTCGCGCTCGCTTCGATGGCGAGCTATGACGGCGCGATGCCCGACAAGACACGGATGATGTCGAATCGCATCGGCACGAACCCCAACTCGGCATACGCGCAGCAGCAGCGCGTGACGCTTATGTGGCAGGCCGAAGACCTAGTGAAGAACAGCGACTGGGTTTCCGTTTGCTATTCCCTCAAACAATACTGCCAGCCGATTGGCTACCTCGCGCAGACCGGCGACCCGGCGCTAGACAGCGAAGTGAACCAATACATGCGCGAAGTGATGAAGCGCGGCGGCATTAACCAGTCCGCGCTTTCCGCTTTTTCGTGCGCCGCCCACGTTGAAATGCCAGTGCGCGGTGATTCGATTCTGGAGCGGTATGACGACGAAACGCAGCTTCGCTTCATCGTTCGGTGCGCTGATCAAATCGGCGAGCTTTACCGCTTCGTGAATCCTGCCAGCTACGGTGCCGAGGCATTCGTGCAGCCGCCCGCGCCGAGTGTGCGCTACATTGCCGGAATTTTCCTCGCGCCGAACGGGATGAATGAAGCGTTCAAGATTTACGAGCGCGGATACAACCAGACCTACCTCAATCCGCAAATCGTCCCCGCGTGCAACGTCATTTTCTTCCAAGACAATCTGTTCGACGGGCATCGCGGAGTCACCAAGTTTGCGCCTGCAATCCAGAGCATCCAGAAGCGGAATAAAATCTGGCAAAGCGGGATGGACAGCATGGCCATTCAGTCGAAGATTGCAGCCATTGCCAGCAACGCCAGCGGCTCGCCCGATCCGCTCGACTACGAGACGACCACGAACTCAGACGGCACCATCACCTACACGGAAAAGATGGCGGATGGCGCAGTGGTGAAATACCAGTTCAGCGACGGCGACTCATATCAGTTTATGAAGTCGGAAGCTCCCGGCCCCGCGCTTTTGCAGGGGCTTGACTACTCAGACGAGCGCACATGCCTCTCGCTCGGCTTCCCGAAGGCATTCCTGATTTCCGCACGCGACGGCGGCGGCGCTCCTACGCGCTTCGATATGTCCCGCGCAGGGCGGGAAATCATGCGCCTTCGCAACGACGTGTATCTGCCGCGCTTGGAAAAGATGGCCTACCTTTTCTTGATGGACGGCATCGCGCGCAAAAAGCTACCCGCCCGCGCTGGCGTGCTCAACGGGCATTGGCACTGGCCTTCGCTGCCCACGGCAGACGCATTCAGGGACGACAAAAGCGACGTGGAAGCCATGCGCGCGGGCCTCACGACGCGCACGGCAATCATCGCGAAAAACGGCGACGGCACTTTCGAGGACGTGCTTGCGCGCGGAACGCAGGAAGCCATTGCTATCGAAATGGCAACGCAGGACGCGAACCGCGAGCTTGTGCGGCGCGGATACAAGCCCACCGTGGCAGACCTGAACATCGCGCAGGACACGGCGAACCCCACGCAGCAACCGGAACCCGCGCCAGATGCGAACAAACCGCAAGGCGAGGCTCCTGCGAACGCTACGGCGGCACTGGCGTTCGACGAATCGAAACACCACCGCGCAGATGATGGCAAGTTTGGCGAAGGCGGAGGCGGAGGCGGAAAGGCTGAAGAAATGGGCGCGGGCGCGGACGGAAAGCAAAAGCCAGTCTCGCAAATGTCCAAGGGCGAAAAGAAAACGCACGACATGCGGAAAAAGCTGGAAGCCTTGCGCGCGAAAAATGCGGAAGGAGCAAAGAAGCTCGCGGACACAAACGCCCGCGTCTCGGAATTGCACTCGCAGCTTGTGGAGCAACTCAAAGCCGGAACCGGCACGGCAAATGACGACTTGAAAAAGACCGTGAGCGAACTCGGCGCGAAGATTGCGGAGACAAAGATGCACACCAAAACCATTCAGCACGCGCTGCGCGGGGAGGACATCGCCGCCGATGAGCACGGGCAGGATTCGCCGCAGCATGAAGCGGCGCGGAAGCGCACGGAATACGTTGCAGAGAAAGCGAAATGAAGCCTATCCCGCACACGCAGATTGCAAGGCTCCGCGCATCGCGAGACGTGCGCGCGAAGGAGCTAGCCGGGGAGCTAGGCGTTCATCCAGTGCATCTGTCCTACGTGGAAAACGGGCGCAGGCAAAGCGCAAGCCTAGTGCAGCGAGCGGTGGCATTTCTCTCGGCACTCCCCGCGAAAAGATAACACGTTAAGCGTCGCCGCTTTACGTCATAGCATGGCCGCGCTAGACATGCGCCGTGCTCGCAACCTTTCAAGCAACTTTTCGCAAACCGGAAATCACGGCGGATGACCGTGCCGCTGGCATCATTCGCGGCGTGTATGTGATGGAGCTTGGCAAGCTGGCGCAGTTTTCCGCCCGCAGGGACGACGGCACGAAAACGCATAGGGCTGTAACGCTCGACGATGCCCACCTTGCCGCTTTGATGAACCACGCGGGCAATCGCAGCATCCCGGTTCACATGACGCATTCCCACACGTCCAAGGAGCAGGATGGGCTTGTGACGAAGGCTGGCGCGCTGAAAGGATTTTACCGCGACGATTCCAAAAACCTCCGCGCTGATTTGCACCTCGCGCCCGGCGCAACTCGCGAGACGGCACTTTGGCACGCGGAGAATGACCCTGAGAATTTCATGCTGTCGGCGGTCTATTCGTTTCTTCCCGATGACCCGCTTTGCATCCCGCAGGATTTCCAAGCCGCCGACCTTGTGGAAAAAGGCGCGGGTGTCACTGCACTTCTCGCAGCCGATTTAACAACCTCACCTATGGACGAAACCACCACACCTAATGTTGACGACCTGCTCTCGAAATTGAGCACAGCTTGTCAGGCCGACCCACACACGCTCGCCGCAGTCAAGGCGATGCTCAAATCCATCGAAAAGGCTGACAAGCCCGAAGATGAAACTGAAGTCACGGAAGTCGTGGAAACCCCGAACGATGACGCCGGAGCCGTCGCAGCTATGGCCGCGCTGGAAAAGAAGTTTGAGGCTCGCCTCACCGCGCAGCTTGCCGACTTCACTAAGGCGCAGGAGAAATCCAAGGCTGATTTGCTCATCGAAGCCAAGGCGCAAATCATCGCCGAACTCGGAAGCGTCAAAGTTCCCGCTGAAAAATCCAAGGCCGAAACCGCGCTTTTCGGTATGCAAAAAGTCAAAGCAGCAATCACCGCACAACTCGAAAAACAGAAAAACTAACCACCCACAAAAATGGCATACTCCTACCTCACCATGCTCGACCTTGCGAAGGTCAACGGCTCCGATCAGACCGTTGGACTTATCGAGGAAAACCTGAACGCCGCACCGGAAGCTGCAATCCTTCCCGCGCGTCAAGTTTCCGGCACTTCGTTCAAGTCGCTCGTCCGCACCGCCTACCCTTCCGGCGCTTTCCGCTCCGCGAACGAAGGCGTTGAGCCGGTCAAGAGCACCTACCTCAACCGGACTCACGAGACGTTCTACTACGACCTGCAACTCGAAATGGACGCTGCTATCGCCAGCGCCGACGAGAACGGACCTGAGCACGCCCTCGCGATGGAAGCTGACGGCGCGGCGCGCGGCTACATGCTCGACATCGGGCCGCAAGTCTGGTATGGACGCGGCACGAACGGCGATGCCAAGGGCTTTCCCGGCGCGAAGGAAGTCGTGGATTCCGACCTCGTTCTCGACGCCACTGGCAGCACGGCTGACACCGCAAGCTCCGTGTGGGCTATCTGCGCGATGCCTAAGTTCTTCGAGCTTATCTTCGGCAAGAACACCGTGCTCGAAGTCGGCGAATGGCGCAAGCAGACCATCACGCGCAGTTCCAAGGAACTGACCGCGTGGAAGAACAGCCTCGAAGGATGGGTGGGCGCGGCGTTCTATTCCAAGTTCGCAGTCGGCCAGATTAAGAATCTGACCGCGCAGTCCGGAAAGACGCTCACCGACTCGCTGCTTTCGCAGCTCATCCAGAAGTTCCCGATTGGCGTGAAGCCGACGCACTTCTTCATGAATCGCCGCTCGCGCCAGCAGTTGCAGGCGTCGCGCACGGTTACTCTGTTCGGACAGGGCACGACCCGCCCGAATCAGGAACTGCTCGCGCCGATTCCCGACAGCTATGACGGCATCCCGATTATCTGCACGGACTCCATCCTGAGCACCGAAGCAATCGCTTAACCTCAACCACTAACTAACACACCATCATGGCTAACGAATTCGGACGTAATATTCAAGACGCGGTTTTTACCACGTCTAAGGCGCTCCCCGCCGCATCGGCAACCAATGTCTCTGACTCCTTTGACCTCGGCAATGTCGGGTTCAAGCCGGAGGAACTGGAAGTCGAAATCAGTGTGCCAGCAATGGCGCTCCACGTCACCGCGAACAACACGACAATCACGCTCCACGACAGCGCGGACAATTCCAGCTTTGCTGAGGTTGTCCCGATGACGCAGGTGAAGGTTCTCGGCGTTGTTAGCACTGGCAGCGTCGCGGTTCTCTGCCGCTTCCGCCTGCCTCCCAACACCCGCCGCTACATCGCGTTTTCGCAGACGTGCGGCGCGACGGACACGCTCACTGCAACGTCCATCACCTACACGCTCCGCTTCTAACCCACGCACAATAAACCTAAGACGCCGCGCTGTATCATTGCGGCGCGGCGTCTTTCCTTTTCCTACTTACTAAAATGGCCGCACTCTCACAAACTCCCGCTTCCGTTCTTCGCTCCGCCAACGGCGTCATCGGCACCGGCATCGCCGCTGCTGGCGTCACTATTGTTGCCGGTAACATGGTATCACTCGACTCAGCTACCAACACCTACAAGCTCGCCGACGCGAACGTCACCGCCGTCAAAGTTCCTGCTGGCATGGCGCTCGGCGGCGCAGGGCCGGGGCAACCGTTTTTCTTCGTAAGCGGCGATAGTTCGCTCACGCCGGGATGCACGATGACAGTCGCGGCGGTGATTTACCTTTCGCCTACGGCTGGCGCGATCACTGAGACTGCCGCTGACGTGGCAAGCGGTGAATGGCTTGTCCCGATTGGGCAGGCACTCACGGCAACCACGATGCGCCTGAGCATCACAGGCGACGCAGTAGCGAAGCCCTAACGCATGAGCTGGGCCGCTTCAATGGCCGCGCTGAATACGGCGTTGCTGGCAATCTTCCCCGATTCCATCACGTTTAACGGCGCAACCATTGCGTGCATCGCCCCGCCGTTGGATTTGTTCAAGACGATCAACCCCAACACTTACGACGCCAAGGTGACGTTCTCATTCCAGATACTCGAAAGCGACCGGACAACGGCTGGCATGAAGCTGAAAGACACAATCGAATTTGCCACGCCATACGCCTCCACCTTTGGCGAGGGGCGGACGACGCTGGCGTTCCAAGTCGCAAACTTCCAGCCCGACAAAGACGACTCAATCGTGCGGCTGATTTGCAACATTAAGCAATGAGAAACTCCGGCTTCAAAATGGACATGAGCGGGATTCGTCGCAAGCAGCGCGAGCTTGCGGCTATTCCCGCGCGCATCTTCAAGCCGGAAATCAGTAACTACTTCCTCCGTCCTTCGCTCAACAAAGCCAAGGCCGCGACTCCCGTGCGCGACCTCGCCACAATCCGCGAGAATCAAGTCGGCAAGCCCA